GCTTTTGCTGCGATTCCTTTCAAGTATTGGAGAGGTTCTATGAAATACCGTTTCCAGGTGGTAGCTAGTAGATATCACCGAGGTAGATTGAAGGTCGTGTATGATCCCTATGGTGCTTCTGCATCATCGCCGGGATATAATGAAGCTTATACCACAATAGTGGACATAGCTGATACGCGCGACTTTACTATCACAGTAGGATGGGGTCAAAAGTCAACATACCGTTTAGTTCAACCGATGGATGATGTAACAACGGTGTGGACAACTTATGATTCTGCAACCTATGGTTTTGGAAATGGAACTCTCTCATTGTATGTGGTAAATGAACTCGTTCATCCTGATGCCGCATCTGATATTGAGATCAAAGTCTGGGTTTCAGCCGGAGATGATTTTGAAGTTGCTGTCCCACATGATGTTTATGTGAGACAATGTACACCAGTAACAACTGGTAACTTGTTGCAACCTCAAGCTGAAGCAGACAGTTATGAAAATGATCCAATGGGACAACACCTTGATAAACATGCTGGGGGAGGAGAATTTACTGATCCTTCTTCATTAGTTTATTTCGGTGAAAGTATTAGATCTTTTAGAGCGTTGCTTAAAAGATATAATCTAAGTAGAATCCTAGTCAAGGAAAGTTTACTTAGCCCTGGACGCTGGCAATACAAGTTCTATTTGAACGTTTTTCCACCATATCCACATAAGTATGCTAGTAGTAGTGCATTTACAGTGGTAGACAATGATCTGGATAATCACTATACAGGTTATGTTATTCCACTAAATTACTTAAGCTTAGCTTATTGTGGATGGAGGGGTTCTTTAAGACACATTTTTGATTCTACGCCCTTACATGTCGATGATACACCGGCACCATCAACGGTGCGTGTTCTTCGATGTTGTGAAGATAAGGCAGAAAATGAAGTCTTTTTAGCAAGCACTAGTTTGTCAACTGACTCTAATGTTGTGAATTTACTAAACCAGAATTATGATGAAACTGGTTATGGTGGTTCTACATTAGAATCGACAACTATCAATCCTTGTATTAGTGCTGAAATACCCTTCTATACAAACAAGAGATTTTATCCAACACGAACCCGGTTTGTACCTTCTTTTTCCGTTTCTAACGGAGGAGATCAACTGATAGTTAGTGGAGATTTTGTCTCAAAGGGTGGTTCTAACAGATATTTGAAGGATTATGTTGCAGTAGGTGAAGATTTCACTTATCTGTTTTACATTGGTCCCCCACGTCTGTACTTGCAAGAATCCATCCCTGCTGCTCCTTAAGCAGCATTGTTGTTTGTAGGTAATCTCCATTATGAGAAACCTTCAGGTCCGGATAGAACCGGAAGAGATGTTTATGCTTTGAACACTAATGTTTTGTCACCATTTGAATCAAAGCACGAGAGGTCGTGAAAGCCCACGACGCGGTACTTTTGAAAGAAATAGTATCGTTGCCTGCACTCCCGGAGTTGAATATAGTTCTAAAATTTTTGCTCCGGCCGTCAGGCAGGAGTTTTTTATATGAGCTTAACTTTAAG